TCGCGCGCGCGCTTGGCGGCTTCGGCCTTGGCAGCGGCGGTGCGCTTGGCATTCTCGCGCGCCTCCTCGGCGGTCTGCTCTTTGCGAATCTGACCCTGCAGAGTGGCGATCTGAATCTCGATAGTGCGCCGTTCTCCAGCGGTAACTTTCGCGGTGTTGAGAACGTCACGCAGGCCATCAATCTGCTGCTGCTTGGTAATGTCGCCGGCCGCTGCCTGCTGCTTTACCAGGTCGAGCTGACGATCAAGTGCGTCCTTCCGGGCCTTCTCTTCCTCGGCTGCCGCCCTTTTGTCCGCTGCTGCCTGGCGCTTCTTCTCCTTCTCGGCCTCCCTGGCGGCCTTGGCGGATTCTTTGGCGGACGGATCGTCCACGCTGCCACCTGCGGCCTGCTTCGGCTTGTCGAGTGCCTCAAGGTCGCGCTGGACCAGTTTCAGCTCACGAATCTGTTGGCGGGTCTTCTCGGCTCGAGCCGTGTCTTTATCGTTCACGGCCTTCTGAACACGGTCCTGAAGGGCAAGAATCTCGTTGGCAACGTCTTTGCTGTTCTTGCCCATGGCCTTGATTTCGGCCGCGGTCTTCCCGATCACGTCCTTGTTCTGGGCGCCCAGCTTCAAGCGGTCGGCGTCAATCTTGGTGAGCTTGTCGGTTTCCGCGTAGAGGTTTTTGAACTCGTTGATGGTGGCGTTGGCCAGCAGGCCCAGGCCAACCAGGGCCGTGCCCACCAGGCCGATTGGGGTCGCCAGGGCGGTCATGGCCACACGCAAAGCGTTGGTGCTGATGGTAAGTGCCTTGGTGGCCACGTTGCAGACGGTGGCGTTCTGGGAAAGTAGCACCAACTGAGAGCCAATTTGCAGGCCGGTGGCAGCCATGCTCGCGCCGGTTCCGATGAACTCGGCTGCGAAACCGATGGCGGCCTTCGTGCCATCGGACATACCGCGCAGGTTCTGAACCACGGTCAGGATAGCGGGGGCGAAACCTTCTTTGAACTGGGTGACATTCAGTCCGATCTCACGCTTGAGCGCTTCCATCTCGCCGGCCACGCGGGTGGCCGCGTCTGCCTGGCGGTCGGCTGCGCCCGCGAAGTTTACCGCCTGGTAGTCGCGCAGGGCCTGGGCCGCTGCTTTTACCCGGGCCTCGGTATCGAGCAAGGGTTTCCCGTTGGCGTCCAGTTTGGCGCCGAACTTCTCCAGGTCCTGATTGCTGATACCCAGCTGCTTCTGCAGGGCCAGCAGACTCTTGGGGGTGGCGAACTTTTCGAACTGGCCGAATGCGCCAGCCAGGCTGGCAATGTCCGTATTCGTGAAACGGGCGGCATCCTGCAGGCGCTTGAAAGCGTCTTCCGACTCGACTCCAAACTTCTTGAACTCAATCAAGGCGTTAGCGGTGCTGTCCGCGTCGAAGCCAAGCTTGATCTGGTCCTCTGCAAATTTGGCTTTCTCGTCGGCCAGGTCTCCGAAGGTCGCGCTCAGGCGGTCTCGCAGATCGTCCGCGTCCCCGCCCGCCCGGTTGAACTCCTGGCGGAAGCCATCCACAGCCCCGGCCAGGCGCCCAAAGAGTGCCACGCCGGCCTCGAGCTTATCCTTCAGAACCAGTTTGTCTACTGCGGCGGTGGTCTTGTTGCTGGCGTTCTGGATACCGGTGGCGGCCTTGTTCAGGCTGCCTTCCATCTTCGAGAATCCGGCCGTCACCTGAACTGTGGTGCCGTTTACAGCCCCTTCGATGCCCTTCAAAGAGGCATCGAGATCCTTCGTGTCGGCGTCGAATTTGGCTGTAATTCGTCCGACTACCGGCATGCTGCCGCCTCTCTTTGCTTCTTGTTGTAGGCGTTGATAAGGCCGTCACCCTCGGCAAGACTCGCGTTTCGGAACTCCTCTAAGCTGAGTCCGAGGTCGAGGAGGTCGAGGCGTCTCCGGTCCCAGTCTCGGGGGCCGGTGTCAACGTAGGGTTTTCGGCCTCCCCGGCCTCCCCGTTGGAAGCCTCCTCGGCCGGCTCAACGGTGATCAGGTCTGCCTCTAACAGCATGTCCTGAACCAGGGCCCGGAAGGGTGCGAATTCATCGCTGTGCTGGGGGAGCTTATCCAAGAACTCAGCCGGGTAGAGGGCGCCAATGAGGCGGTCCTCAACGCTGAGGACCAGGCTAACTTTCTGGTTTGCACGATGGCGAGCACTGAAGCACCACAGTAGGAAGTAAATCGGCTCTAGCTTCCGGGTTTTCCGAGACCGCAGGAAGCGGCGGATCCAGTGGCCGTAGCTCTTTTTGCTGGTGAGCTCCATGAGACTCCATGCGCGATGGTCCGCGTAAAGGTCCCATACCTCTCGACCAATCAAAACCTGCCTATGTGGTGCTTCGAGTGCCATACGTTAGGCGATCGTGAACTGGCTGTTGTAGGCCGAGGCCAAGCGGTTTCCGGCCACGTCGCGCAAGTCGGTAGAGATGCGCACGTTGTAGGTCTTCGCGGTGGTGAAAGCAGAGGTGGGAGTCAGCACAACCACCGGATTGCTCGACCAATCCACAGTGATCGCTTTCTCAACCGGCGCCGTGGCAGAAGTGATGTCGGTAACCAGGAACACGGCATCGTTTTCCTGGACTTCCTCGGCGAAGGTGATGGAGACAGTTGCGCTGGTGAGCACGCCGGTGGCGTTGTCAGCCGGGGTGATGCTGGACACGGTGGGGGCGGTCACGTCCGAAGACTCGGTCAGAACCGCGCCGGTCTCGTTGATGTCGATTTCGTAGAAGTCGCCAGAGTCGGTCTCGAAGGCTTCCATCTCGACTTCGACCGTGGCATACTCCTCGGTCGCATACTCGATTTTCGGGCTGCCGACGAGTTTGCACTTAAAGACACGCAGCAAGTAGTCACCGCTGGGATACTCCGAGCCGATGTAGGCGGCGCGCATGACCAGGCGAAAGAACCCGCCCACGTCGCTGGTTTTGCGGGTCAGGCGGGCGCGCTGGTTGGGAGTGCTGCCGGTGATGGCAAAGTTGGCGCCCAGGAAGTCGGCCAACTGGCTCAACTTGATACGGGCCCAGCCCATGGTAATCTGCATGGATTTGATGGTCACAGATTTGTCTGCAAGCACGTCACCGCCCGGCAGTTCTTTGACTACCTGGTTCTCCGTGGTGGAAAACTTTTGGGGATAGGGCACCAGGAAGGTCGACCCATAAACCCCATCCGAAACCCACGCTGATCCTTGAATCTGTCGCAGGCCTTTAATGGGCATAGATGCGGTTGTAAACGACATTTTTGCTCTCTCTCCGGCCTAGTCGGCCACCAGGTCCAGCTGATAGCTGGCCGAAAACTCGTGTGCTCGGGCCTCGTCCTGGCCCAAAAAAAAAGGCGCCTGAAGCGCCGTGATGCCGTTGATGCGTGTGTAAGGTGGGCCGGTGCCCAGCTTGAGCTGCCCAATGTCCAGGTTGGTCAGGGCGAAGTAGAGCCGCATGGACTCTCGCCAGGCCGTCTGTGGCGTCTGGCAGCGGTGAATAATTTGGACCGCCGGGAAGTCGATGCCGATCCCGCGGTTCTGCAGGCCGCCCGGGATGGGCTGGACCACGGTGCAGAGGGTGGCCGGGCTCAGGTCGGCGGGGTGGGCGAAGCGGAAAAGGTTGGTCCCGAGGGTGCCGGCGCTGTGCGTGCTGGCCAGGTAGGCGATAAAGTCCGCGAGCCAGTCAACTGGTGCAGCCATTTAGCCTCCTTTGGAATTTTGCTGAATCACATTGAGAAATGAACTCTGCCACTTGGCCCCGGTCGGCTCGACGCTCCGGGTCATGGGGCCGTGAAGGAAGAAGGCCTGGCCATTCTTGCGCTTGATTTTGGTAGAAAACTCGAGCTTTGCGGCGTGCGGCGCCTTGTATATGATGGTCGCGCCCGTCTTGGTGTTCTTGACCTCGCCGCTGTCCCGGAGTTCTCCGGTGTCAACGTCCACCAGGGCCTGGCTCTCGGCGAAAACCTCGCGGGCAGAGTCCCGGTTTACCTGGACCACGGCGCCCACGCCATCGTCCCGAATCTTGTAGCAACTCTTGAGAAACTCGGTATTGCCTCGGATGCTAGCCATTCTGCAACTCCTCGGCGTATTCACGGACCTGCGAGATGTTGTGCAGGGTGAGCATCAGGGCTGCCGCCTCCCTAAAGCTCAGGTCCATGTAGCACTCCTCAGAGGCCACCCGGACCGGGTTGGCTTCGTCCGTCAGGGTCACCTGAAGGCCCTCAGCGCGCTCGCGCGGGGGAGGGGCCAGCGGCTTTGCCTGGGCCAGAGCCTGGGAGGCCTTGGCGAGGGCAATCAGGGCGTCTGAGATATGAGACTGGACTTCCATCAGCCCGCCAGCCAGAGCATCTTGTGATTCAGGCTGTTGAATCCCATCTGCTCCTCGATCACAGCCACGCGGTAGGTGGTGCCGTTGTAGATGATTTTGTCGTTGAGTGCGGCTGCCTGGGTGGGCAAAACGAAAACCCGGCCAGAACTCAGGATGGTCTCCCCACTCGCCAGGGTCAGGCGCCGGTGTTTTGGCTCATAGCGGCAACGAAGTGCGGCCGCACTGGCCCAGGTGGGCTGCCCGTCGCTGTCGTGGCCGGTCACAGCTGCGCGAGTCACACCCTCGGTGTTGAGATAGTCTATTATGGCCATGGCGCGAACGGTCCCGAGGTCCAGCCTCCGCGGCCTTGCTCATAGAGTGGGGTGTCCCGCGGACCGATCAGGCGGCCAGTCCGGCTCACGTAGCCCTGCAAGAATCGCTGCGACTCCGAGCAGAGGTTGCCGAACTGGCTGTTGCTGCCGGCACCTCCCCGGAAGGTCTGCGACAGGTTGCCGATGGTGTAGGAGGCTACCCCCTGCGCCTGCAGTTGCTGCCGCTCGGAGCGTCCGCCGGTGCCGGAGTTTTGGAGAAGCCAGAGGGCCTGCTCCGCACACGCCCGCTGCACGTCTACCGGGATTTCGTCTGACGGTTCAGACTGGACCGAATTCGGAAACTGCAAGGCCTGCGTCGAGGTATAGGGTTGGCCGTTGATGCGTAGGCTGTCGATGTCGCGGGTAGCCATGATGAGGGCCCGCGCCTTGTCGTCTGGGGCTGCATCCGTCCAGGCCGAGGCGCCGAGGCGCTCGTCCAGGATGGCGGTGGCGTCCACCACGGACAGGTAGCTATTCGCATCCGCAGCCCCCACCGTATCGACAACGGTCGGCACTTATCGGACCTTGCCCTGCTTGAGAATTTCATAGTAGGACTGTGGAAGGTGCAACTCGATGCCACGCGGGATGGTGCACAACAGGCCGTTGATTCCGATGTCCTCGGGCGGCAACTGCGGCTCATTGGCGGGGTTCTGGTGCAGTTCGTATGCGAATCGCTTCTGCAGAAGAAGACGAACAGCGGTCACGCTCCGACTACGGGCCAGTTCGCTCAAGCGGTGGAGAACCGGCTCGGTCTCGGGGTCGAAGCGCTCATCGTGAGAAAACTCATGCACTAGGCGCTGGAGCTTGCGCTCTGCTTCGTCCAGAGCTTTGGGGTCGGGAACGAACAGTTGGGCCGCTTCGTCGCGGGCCAGGAAGGCCGCCTCCAGTTCCGCTTTGATGTCTCGCTTCGGGGCCGCGGGGGACTCCTCAACTTCGGTTTCGGGTGCGGGATTGAGCTTGGCCATTCTTCCTCCAAATGAAAGGGGAGCGCCCCCGGAAGGACGCTCCCCAATCGGTTAGCTTACGGCGTGCTCGATGCGCAGGCCGCAGGTCTGATTCAGGATCTTGATTGCGTGGCTGACTTTCCAGCCGATAGTTCCACGCTGGTTGAGCGGGTCGTTCGCGCCGCCAGAACCCAGGGGTTTCATGAACATTTCGACCATGAAGTTGCCTTGGGCGGTGGGGACCTTCTGGCCACCGGTGTTGTCCATGTATTTGATGGTTCCGAACCAGTGCATACCGAAGATAAGACTGGTGTAGACATCGATGGACGACGCGCCAGCGGCCGTGTAGACCTTGGCGTTGGTGGTCTCGAGGAAGCGAACCCCGTAGTAGGTTCCGACTTCGCCGGTGTAGAGCGCCTGGGCGCCGTTATACTGGCTGGTCAGGATGAATTCGGAATCGAGCATCAGGTCGCTCAGCGCGTAAGGGTGAGCGATGCAGATGTAGTAACCGCCGATTTTCGGAACATTGGCGGCCTTGAGGGTCTTCACGGCCTTCTTGATTTCCGAGATCGACAGTTTGTTGCTGCTGGCCACCGAGGAGCGGCCGGCTACGGCACCGGCATACTGGACGTTGGTGCCGGCAACGAGAACGTTGCGCGAAACCTGGTCCAGAGTCTCACCGGCCTGCTGACCCTGCATCTCCATGGTGGTGGAGACGAAGGGATCCATGGACTGCATGTCCAGCACGTCGGAATAGGTGATGTAGTCGCCATACTGGCTGGTGGTAGCGGTCACCGTGGTAACGGTGTGATTGCTACCGGCCGGAGTCACGCCTTCGGTCAGGGGAACAGTGGCCGCGGCCAGGTCGGCCCAGCGGCGGAACTCGACCGAGGTCGTGCCGTTAGGAAGGGTGATGGTGCGGCCGGGGTCGCCAAACAGTCCGAAGACCAGGTTGGCGTGAAGGTTTTCCAGTAGGGTGCGGTTGTAGCTGACTTTAACTACATTGGAAAGGGTAGTGGTGGTTTCGGTAGACACAGAGGGCCTCCTGAATTCTCACCGTCAGGACCTTACTTTTGCTGAGTGCGCATATAGGCCGCGAATTCCGTCGAGTTCATCCGTTGGATTTGCTCGGGTGTGACCTTCGCGCTGGGGGGTCCTGAAGGCGGATTGCCGCCGGATGATCCGACTGGCGTTGAGGGGGACCCGAAAAGGTAAGGGCGCTTCTTTTTGAGGTCTGCGAGGGCAGCTTCCAAGCCCACAACCTTGCCGTCGTCGTCGATTTCGACTCCAGACAGGTCGGCCAGTTTGAAGGCTGCCTCTGCGTCAACCACGCCAGCTTTCGCGGCGCTGGTCTCGAAGCGGTGCTGCAAGCGGTCCTGCTTTCGCTGTTCGGCGAGGCTCAGTTTCTCGGCCTCGACTTTCGAAAGCTGCTGCTTGAGTTTATCCACTTCGGAAAGTTGGGATTGTGCGCGCTGCTCGTCTGCCTGTTTAAAGGCTCCGAGCTCCTTTTCGGCTTTCTGCAGCTTGCGCAAGAGCGCTTGCACCTGGTCAGGCTTGCCTTTCGGAGCTGACTCGGCCCCGCCGGCTTCAGTGTCGGCGGCTCCCTGGTCCTCACCGTCCACGGACGGATCGGCGGTAGGGGTTACTTCCATTGGGCCTCCTCGGGTCTAGGACCCGGATAAACTCGCAGCTTTAAGCTACGGAACTTTGGTTTGCGGCGGGGTCTCCGAACGCGGGCGCCGGAGGGGTGGCGGGCGTCTCCGCGTCGATGATGGCGAGCTCCGCCTCTGCCTCCTGGTCGCCCACCTGGCGGGTGTAGCGGATGGCGGTCTTGCGGCTCATAAAGCGGGCCCCAACGGCCATGGCTGCTACCTCGGTCAACTCTTTGTCATCCTTGGGTAAGCCGTTGCGCCAGACCATTTCCGGGCGAGCTGAGGGCTTTTCGTAACCCTCTACTCGGTTCGCGGCGCCCAGCATCATGGCGGTATAGAGCATGTCGCAGATGACAGGCTCCCGGTAATTCTGCTTCAGCGCCATGCGGGCCAGCATCGGAGCGAAGAGACGGTGCATAGCGGGGCTGCTGTCGATATTGGCAACGCCTTCCGGGTCAACCCGGCAAACATCGGAGAATTTGAAGATGCGCTTCTCGATGCCCTCAAGTTGCTTGAAGCAGGCCTCCAAATGAGGATCCCACGTCAGCATTTTGGGGAGGCCCACCAGCGATTCTTCCGGCGGAACCTCGATAATCTTCAGGTCCTCGGCCTTGACCTGGCCCTTTTTGTTGACGATGCCGGTCGGAAGCACCAACCGCGGGTCGCTATGGTTGTCGAGAATCGCAGCAATCGCAGTGATGCGCTGGTTCGCCTCGTCGAACAAGCTTTCCAGACCCAGCGTGTAGTCTGACATGCCGTAGTAGCAGCTGCCGTGGCGGACGTTGGGAAAGTGGAAAATCAGGGGAACGTCTACTCCGGTCTCCCATTCCTCGGGCGGCGCGTCGGCGCCGTAGAGCTCGGAAAGCGGAACCGGTCCTTCAACCTTGGTCATTCCCTTGATGCGGTAAAGCTGGTTGATGATCAGGCCGGCCTGGTGGATCTCGACCCGCAGAAAGCGTCTCTCGGTCTGGCCGCCGCTCGGCTCTCGGACCAGAAGCGTTCGCTCCCAAGCAAGACACTGAGACACAACGCGGCGCCCGTTGTCTGGGTCCAGTTCGGCGAAGTAGCTGTAAGCCGGGACTTCCTCGATCAGGACTTCGTTCGGGCCTCCCGGGTGGCGCGGCCCGACCGACAGTTTGAACACCGCGTCGCCTCGAAAGCTTGCACTCAGCTCGCTCTCGTAGAGGGTGGTGGAGAGACGATTGCTGGTCACCAACTTGTTCAGTTGCTCCTGCTGGTCAGGAAGCGAGAACACCGGTGCCTGACCGAACAGAAGGTCTGCAAACGTCGAGGAGATTAGCTTCGGATAGTCCTGGATCAGGTAAAGCTTGTCTTTGAGATGGTCCGGGACTTTGCCCGATTTCTCGGAAAAGGCTTCCGCGTGGCGGGACTCAAAAAGTTCCTGGCGCCGAATGTAGTTTTGAAGGCGCACGTCATCGGGGGACGGGGGCCACCATGTCTGGGCGAAATCAATCATTGCTACTGGCTTGCCTGGTTGTTTACGAGGCGGATCGGGAAGAGCTGGGTAGCAGCCCAAACGAGCGCGTCCATACGATCAGGAGAACGCTTGCTGATGCCAGGGATATAGCTGCACATCTCGTCCTCCAATTGGGCCAGCCGTCCTACATGGTGGAATCTGCCCTCTTCGTATAAAGCTGCGATTGGTTCCGCGCGGGTGGTCTTACCACGCGAAGCGGTCACCTCGATGATGCGGGGACGCTCCTCGCCCTCGCGGATAACAGAGCGGATGGTGTGGGCGATCATCTTGCCGCCGCGGTTGGTCTCCACCACGATGGCATCTGCGTCATGCGCAAGGTAAAGCTCATAGGCCCGGCGCGCCCATTGGGCTGGCGGAGCTTTGATGGACCAGTCGTCCAGGACCCATCCATGGTTCCGGCCGTCTCGCCCTACTGCGACAATACCTGTCGCGTCATTGTCGTCTCCGTCGTTCTCGGCCGGGTCCACCCCGATGACAATGCGGTCCAGGCCGGTCGGTCTGGGCTTGCGGTTGGCATCGATGGACTTGAGGGACCACAGGGCGCCCTCGACATCCTCGATGATGTCTGCGTAAATCTCTTGCCGGGCCAGGGCTCCTTTGGCTCGGAGAATGACCTTCTTGAAGAAGCTCTCCGAGAGGAACCAGAAGTTTTCCCAAGTCGTCCCGCGCGTCATGATGACGCCTGATAGCGGGTCTTCCTTTGCGTCTTTGGCCAGTTGCTTCACCAACGGGATGGGCCGAGGCGTGGTTGTGACGATAATCTGAGGACTGCCCTTGCGGGTGCAATACATCAGCATGTCCCAGGCGGCCTCTGGATAGCGCCAGGCTGCCATCTCGTCGCACCAGGCCCAAGTCAGGTTGGGCCCGCGGAGGCGGTCTGGCTGGTCGGCCGTGTAGCAAATGCAAACCGAACCGTTTGGCCAGGTAAGCCGGCGCTTTGAAGGCTCGTATTTGGGAACGAAGTCAGCCGGGCTGTTGGCGATGATCCCGGAGTCACCCAGGATCATGACGTCGCGCACGTCCGAGACGGTCGCACCGACCAGCGCACCGCGCTTGCCAGGGAATTTCTTGGCCCGCTCGATGACGAAGTTTGCCCCGGTCCAGGACTTGCCCCAGCCGCGGCCGGCCAGGATGAGCCAGACGAACCAGGCGCCCGGGGGTATCTGTTGGCTAGGCCTGCCCCAGAACGAAAAACGGCCCTTGAGGGCCGCACGCTGGGGGATGGTCAGCTTCGAGACAAACTCTCGTGCTTGCTCCGGGAAAACCGAGAACCGGACCGCTTTGGACTGCTTGGCCCAAATCTGGCTGAGGGTTTCCCCCGTCGCCTCCTTGATGGCCTGTAGCTTTTGGACTACGCCTTTAGGGAGAATCGGTGCCATCTAGGCCTCCGGTGCTCTCCTCAAGCCTGGCGATTAGTTCTTCCAGGCTGGTCTCAACCTGCTCAGCTGCGTCTGCCAGGTCCTCGGCCTTCTTCTCGGCAACCGGGAAGAATCGCAAGTAAGCCTTGATGGCATCCAGTTTGTTCGGAAGCTTGACCGAGACGGACTCGCCTTGCTCCTCGCTCGACCACTTTTTGACGGCCAGCACCAGTTCCCGAATCCTCTTGGGCACTTGGATTTTCGGGAGAAGATTCCATTCGTCGTCGAAGTAGGCGCTCAAGTCCGCGGTGATATAGTTCATCAGGGTCTTGCGAACGATCTCACGCTCGATGGCCACCTCTGACGCGTCGCGCTCGTAGTGCATTTGCAGGTAGTCCTGCACGTGCTGCAACTGCAACATCTGCGAGGCCTGAGAAGCAGCGGTCTTTGCGGAGTAACCCGCCTTGATGGCCGCCCGCTTCTTGGGCAATCCCTTGAGGAGGTAGTTGCAAAACTTGCGCTGCTTGTCGTAAAGCGAAGGTTTCTTCATAACTTCTTCCGTCCGGCTTGCGCCGCGCGGGCCGGAGCCCGGAAAATCTGGAGATGTTAACAGGGCGGGTTTTCAAGGCCCCCCTATTTCGAAAAATGGTCCAAAATGCGCGCGAGGC